GTCAATGCTTGTTTGTAAAGTTCAGCGTATCTCACAGGATCAGGATTGGTTGCTTTTAATTGTTTGGCATATTGTGTCCAAGCACGAGTGGCTTTGTCAGCCACGCCCTGAATTCCTTGTTGGGCAACACGATCCTGCTTGGCCTGCTGGTATCCTTGAGCTGCGCTTTTGATACCTTGCAGTATGCCCTGCTCGTTTAATTGTGTTAGCTCATGAATTTGCATCTGTTTTTCTCACTGTTCTTGTAAATTTACCAGGATCTTTGAGCTTGATAGCATTCAACAATTTGCGTGTGAGATTTTCAGCCTGCTCCGGTGTGTATGTTTGTTCTATGGATTCCAACAATCGTATGGCTGACGCAATCACGTTAGACGCACGATTTTCAATGACATGACGCTGATCGCGTTCAATATACATTGAATCCAATTCTTCTAATAAACTGCGAGTTTTCTTTTGCATAATGGCTAGAACCTTTTTATTATTTATTGATCTTTTTAGGTTTAACCTTTTAAAAATTTGTCTTTATTGAACCCAATAATTGCTTTAGTTTGGCGCTTTGTACATCTGCTACTGGTGCACTGGTTTCTTCTTCTCCGGCATCCTGTACGCCCACTCTACTAGACGCTTTGATTTGATCCATTACGTTGGGTCGTTTAACAAATCCAGAACTTTGTTGTTGGTCTTCACCTAGATCTGTGATACGCATGGTTTCGATATTGTACTCTAAATCAACCTTTTGCCCTACACCTGTTGAACTACGCGATTTCATACACTGAATTTGATAACGTCCACGCTCTTTCATGGCTCTTGACGTAAAAATACCAAACACGTTGTCAGCTGTGTTGATCTTTGAAATACCACCCGAAATATGACTGTGATCAAATTCCACTTCTTCCACTGCTCCACGATTCAACTGCGATGCTGTCACCAGCAACACATTTAATTCTTTTGCTAGATTACGTAATTCTTCCGACACATATTTGTCTTTGACAAACAAATCATTGGGACTTACTTTGGCACTCACAGGCATCAACAAGTCCAAATAGTCAACCATCACAAAGTCTACTTTGATTCCGGTTTGTACCTGTACTTCTTTTAAGTATGCTCGCACATCGTTGATATTTGATTGTGCTGGCAGGGCTTTGATACGATACTGACCGGACTTTTTGCTGTATAATTTAACCTTTAGTTCTGTGGTATCCATGTCACGTCTAATATCTTTTGTGCTCATTCCTGCCAACATAGCATCTGTACGTAACGCACACAGTTCTTCTGATAATTCTAAACTAACATATACACCGCTGAGTCCTTGTTGTAACCAACTCAGTGCTATGTTCATCATGACCAAGGATTTACCCGACCCAGAGCCACCTGCAAAAATGTTCAACTCACCGCGACTGAATCCACCGTACAACAACTTGTCCACACTGGGCCATCCTGTGCTCACTTGTCCGCCTGAGCTGAAGTATTTTTCCAGTCTGCGTTTGGGGTCATCAAAGTAGTCTGTGCCCATGTCCTTGGTCAATGATATTTGCACAGCATCTTTGATCAGTTTTTCCACAGGGTCAAACTCGCCTTTTTCCAGCAAGTCTGCTGATTTTAAAATAGCACGCTCTAGTTCTTGACGTTTGGTAAAGCCTTCAAATTCTTCCATGAACCACGAGAAATGATCTTCTGTTAGATCAGGAATATGATTTAGCTTAACTCCTGTTGAGGCTGCGATCTGTTCGGCCACTGGCATGGTTTTAAAATCATTTACATGCTGAGCAATAAACTCAGCTGCAGGACGCAATGTTCTGTCAAAGTTTTCAGCATTGAAAATATTTTGCACACGCACATAACTTGATGCGTCTTGAAGCATCATTTCCAAGAACAATCTTTGTACTTCAATGTTGTAGTCTTTAATCATTTATCCAACCTAACTCTATCATTTTTGGTTTTAATATTTTGTTGTACCAATTGGCATTGCCCTCTGGCCCGTGATGTCCTTGGTAACCAACCTCATTGTAATCCACAGGTTTAATTCGATCTGCTAAATTCACAGAATAATATGTATCTTCAAATACAATGCATTCTTTTAGATTTTTTGTTTTGACAATGATATTTTTACCAACATGCCATTGGTTTTGGTATATCAGTGGTGGTGCCAGATTGATTATCATAAACTTGGATCCAACTGATTTTAAATATTGAGCCAGTAAAAATATCTTTTCTATATTTTGAACTTCGTTCCATTCAACATTGAATCTATCTACCCCATCTCTATCATTGACAAATTGTTCTTTGAATGTAAAACGTTGTGTTTTGCGCAGGCTTGCAATTTCTTCAATGTTGCTATTAAAAACTGAATCAAAGTGAGTGGAATGCCAAACGTTGTCGCTGTTGTCATTATAGGCCACATATCTTACCAGTGGAGGTATACCTACCAAGAAATAGTCATTTGTAAAATCAAAGTTTTCATTTAACAAAATGTGAATCACATGATCAAAACTAAATCCTACATGACTGTAATTTACAATATGTTTGATGCCCAAGTCTTGCGCTGCTAGTCCCCAAAATGATTGTTGCGGATCAACACAATAATTGGGCGTTGAAAAGCTATCACCTAATACATGTAGTTTACTTGAATTGTTTGACAATTTGCTTTTTCCTTAATTCAATCTTTATTTTACTGGTTTCTCGAGCCTGCATTATAATTAGCAAGGCTCCCAAACGACCATATTTGATTACCGCATCGTTGACATCCTTGACATCATCTCCCCAGTCGGGCATGCTCACTGCCCAGCCCAATTCCACAGCACGATCCACCAGCTTCATGCCGGGGGCATCTTGATCGGGCACCACTATTACTTGTTTGCCCAGACTTCTGATTAGTCGTACTTGGGCATCATTGATTTCAGCATGCAACACTGCTAGTCCTGAAATACTTAATGCGTCAAACACCCCTTCCATGACCAACACATACTGCCATAAGTCATTTTGCAAGTCTGTACCAAACACATAGCCCGGTTGTATGTCATTGATGTATTTGGGTGTACGATCATCCAAAAAACGTTGGCAATGTCCCACTATGCTGTGATTGTAGGTAAATGGCACAATAACGCTGTCACGTCCAGTGGGCAACATAGGACGCATATATGGATAGTTTGCAGGAGCTGATCTGTTCAACAAGTACTTCCAATGCTGGGTATCTTCCACAGTCAATAATTCGCCAAACGCTATTTCACGTTCTTCAAAATGTATACCTTGCAATTCATTTGCAGTTTGTTGACGCTCACTTAATAGGCCCGCAATTGATTTATGACGAAGACTTTCTAAATTGATGCGTTCTATTTCTTCTGCAGGAACATTTAACCATGTCAAAAATCTGCGTGCTTTGTAACTTAGATTACGTCCCATGATAAAACTGGCAGTGTAGCCACAATTAAAGCAGTGATAGCTCCATCCTTGATCGCTGAACTTTAATCCACCGCGACTGCGTCGATCTTGCTTTTCTCCGTTGTGTGGGCAACACACTGCATTAAAACTGGTCCACCCCGATGAGGACGTTTTACGCTTGGCAGGAAGATAAGAATGAATGTCTAGCATTCATACATTGTACATGAATCAATCAAAGAAATCAAGCGTTGTTTCATCAAACCGTGTCCAATTTCGTTGGGATGTCCGTGGGGCTTGATCAATTCTCTTCTTTGATTGCCCGGATGATCTCTAAACCACAAGGTCCAGGCAAAATCGGGTTCCATCAAAGTGGGTGTGTTGGGCACTGGTCTATCACCAGGCATGATATTGAACTGTATGGTAGGAATACTGTTTCGGGCGCTCACTCCATCAAAGAACAACACTGCCTGTTGATAGTTTAGCTGTTCCAATTCTGGGCAAGTGGTTAATACAGTTTGACGTTTGATCAGGTCACAGAACTCTTCAGGAACCACACTGCTGCCAAAATTGACCCAGGAGCTGTGTACAAACTTGTTCCAGGGAGGATCGTTTGAATAGTGTACATGATTGGGATTGTAATGTGTGATGCGGTCACTGTTGGTCAGCCCAATTAGAACCAAGCATTCATTCAAGGGCACAGTTTCATGATCCAACCACCACTGATAGGTCCATTTGGCGCTGGTCAAACTGCCGCCGGGAATTCCAAAATTTTCAAAAGGCACACCGTAATGTGTGGCCAACTGTCCTAAAAAACAGTTGCGTTCTCTGTAGTCGGTATTTTGTACCCAGCAAAAGTGAGCATCAGGGTGTTGACGTACCAGTTCTGGATCCAGCAGTTCGTCGCCGTAGGTCCAGCTGTCACCAAACCCCACAATTTTTTTGAATCTCATGCTGTAATTAGCACATCAACGATACATGAGATTGATAACTTGACCAGTTGAGATTACGACCAATGCGCCCTGCATGGTGGGCGGTATTGGTCTATATCCTGAACCACCATTGGTTATGGTGATGCCCGTGACTTGTCCATTGACCACTGTAGCTGTGGCTGTAGCACCAGCACCATCGCCAAGAATAGTGATCAATGGTGGTGCAAGATAACCTTGTCCACCATTGAGTACAT